GAGCTCTGGAGTATGTACCCAAACAAGAAAGGCAAGACTGAAGCATTTAAAAAATACAAAAGCCTTGCTGAAAAGGGAAAGATTACAAAGGAACAGGTTGCTGAAGGAATAAGACGATATTGTGATGACATTAAAGCGAAAAATACATCAATACAGTATGTCAAACATGGTTCATCATGGTTCAATCAGGAATGTTGGAATGATGAATACGAATCAACGAAAAAAGCTGCTGACTATTCCGAAAACTTCAGTCTTGAGGAATACGCAAGAAGTCAGGGTTATGAGGTGTAAATATGGATATGACAAGCACACTTGAAAGCATAGCTCAGGCAGTTCCTGCAACAGATGCCGGATATATCAAAGACGGCATCCTGCATTGCAGGGTATGCAATGTACCTAAACAGTGCAAAGTTACTTTTGCAGGTATTGAAAAAATATTTCCTTGTCTGTGTGACTGTGAAGTAAAGGCACAGGAAGAGGCAGAAGCAAGAGTAAAGGAACAAACAAAACGCTGCGAAATAAAACGTGCCAGAGATGCAGGAATAGCTGATGCAAGGTTCAGAGAATGGACTTTTGACAAGGACGATGGTTCTGATCAGGCATACATGAATATGCTTAAAAAATACGCTGACAACAAATACGAAATGAAAAAAGAAAACATGGGATTATTTATATTCGGAGAAAAAGGAACAGGAAAAACCTTTGGCGCTGCTTGCCTGGCAAACAGACTTATCGAAGAAGGCGAAAAGGTCATAATGTCAACCTTCCCACGAATTGAAAGAATGATATTTGATTCAGAAAACAAAAACCACACAATATCTGAAGTTGTCAATGCAGATTTTCTTATAATTGACGATTTCGGAGTTGAAAGAAAAACTGAATATCAGCAAGAAATGATTTACACGATCATAGACGAGCGCTACAAGGCAAATAAGCCACTTATAATAACATCGAATATAAGTTATAAAGATTTATTACTTTCGATTTCTGGCGAACAGGGACGTGTTTATGAACGTATTGCAGAAATGTGTCAGCCAGTAAATAAATCTGGAAAAAGCAGAAGGATGGTTAAAGCTATAAGCAAATCAGAAAGATTTAAAGAATTAATGAAATAAAAACAGATATATGAGGGTGTAAAAATGGGAAGTATGAAGGATAACCACATAATAGCTCTTGGCTGTATGTCGGTCACTAAGGAACATGAGTTAATACTTGAAATGCTTGACAGATACAATGTCATGGGTATAAAAGACCTGACTGAAGAACAGGTTTTTGAATTCCTGAATGAAAAGCTTGAGGAAGGTGGAGCTTATGAAAATTAGTGATGAAATAAGAAATGAAATCAGAGAGAAGTATTCTAATGGGGCAATGTTATTCACTCTGTGTACAGAATATGGCTTAAGCTATACGTGTATTGTGAAAATGGTCAAGGATATTCGCAAATCCACTGAATACAAGAAAATTTGTTGCATCTGCGGAACAGAATTCGTGGCAAAAAGAGATAGTGCGATATATTGCAGCAAGACCTGTTCAAGCAAGGCACAATACGTAACACGAAATATTTCAAGGTTAGAAAACAGACCATACGGAAAAGCGTATGAAACTATTGTTGTGAAAAACGGAGAAGATGAGTATTTCAAATCTGTATTTAAAAAGCCTGAAAGTATGCATACATTAGCAGAGATTGTGCATAAAGCAAGGCAGAAAGGAATGTCTTATGGAGAATACATGGCAGGGAAAAGGAAGTGATAACATGATTCAGATACGTGGCATAATGTCTGATTGGAGAGAGGTCACAAAGGAACAGGCGAAAAGGTTTATATCCTTTATGATCGCAGGAACTATGACAGGTGATGAACAGAAAAGAATTGAACTGGCACAAAGACACCTGAAGGGTATTACAGTTGAAGAACTTCTGAAGGAAGGTGATTAAATGAATTTAAGACGTGGAGACGTTTTCTGGGCAGACTTTGGTCATAAATGCAGACCGTATGTAGTCGTACAGAGTGACGCCAAGAATGCATACGGAATATCAACTATAGTTGTTCCATTGACCACAAAGCCACAGCCTAAACACTATACTTCGCACGTTCCTGTTTGTTGGGGCTCAATTGGTTATAGTATTGCAAAATGTGAAGACCTGATCAGAGTAGAAGATTCAGTAGGAAATACATATACACCTGTTGAGCACTTGCCTAAAGAAATTATGATGCATATTGATAAAGCTTTGAAGGAAGTATTTGATCTTATATGAGGTGGTTAATCAATGACACGTGAAGGAAGGTGGCTGACACGAAAGATAGCACAGAGTTAAACATATATATCAAGATGGCAAAAACACGAATTTGCTCTTTGTATAGTGACACAGCAGGATCATGTTATCTCAGCTTTTCTGGTGGTAAGGATAGTACAATATTGGTATCACTCATAAAACAACTTCAGAAAGAAGGCAGAATAAGAGAAAATGCTATACCTGCTGTATATGCCAACACTGGAATAGAACTTCAGGCTACAAAGGATTTCGTAGAATGGGTTAAGAATAATTATTACGAAAATATCGTTATAATTGAGCCAGAGAAAAGCTTTTCACAAATAATAAAAGAATGCGGAAAACCATTCAGAAGCAAACTGAAAAGTGAACTTATAAGAAGATACAGAAAGAATCCTGAATACAAAAGCGTTCAGCAATTGTTATATGGTCATTCTAAAATATCTTTAGCAAACAAGGATTTTCATGTTTTACATGATGATTTTGAATGCAAGATTTCAAATGATTGCTGCGAATACATGAAGAAAAAACCTTTTAAGAAATATGCAAAGGAAAACAACTGCTTAGGCTTTATGTCTGGCATAAGGATGAATGAAGGGGGGGTGAGAGAGCTTAATTACAAAAGAGACCTTGAAAAAGGGAAATCTCCATGCACCAAAATTGACGGAAACTATATAATGAAATATCCGTTAATTGACTGGTCTGATGATATTTGTGATGAATACGTAAGAAATTACAACGTGCCTTTATCTAAGGCTTATACGGAATACGGCATGACAAGAACAGGTTGCTATTTGTGTCCGTATAATCCTCGTATTCAAAATGATCTGAAACTTATTTTCATCTATGAACCTGATCAGTATAAGGCAGCTATGTTCTGGATGAAGGATATTTTCATAGCTCAAAACGTAGAACTTTCATTTGACAAGAAATATGAAGATGAAAGGAGAAAAGCGTGGTACAGATATTCTGATATGAGATATGAAATGCTTCTGAGATACAGACCAGACTGTAAGTTAGTAAAAGATTACGAAAAGGAGAATAAAGGCGGAAAACAGCTAATTTTTGAAGATTTTATATGAAAGCGTGATTAAATGAACAAGCGAAAAAATAATGGAAAGTTCACTTTGGGAGATGTTATGCCAGAAAAATTCCTGAAGTATGGAACAACTCTCAAGAATCGCAGGAACAAGGCAAGAAGGAAGGAAAAACAGAGAAAATGGAGAGAAGAACATCCTGAGACAGCAATGGATGTTATAAAAAATTTATCTGACCAGAGAAAGAGGAATAAGAAATGAAATTTATAGCTTTAAATGATGATGTTAAAATGCCAAAACGTGCAACTGAAGGAAGTGCAGGATATGACCTTTATGCGCCTGAAGATATAATTCTTCAGCCAAACGCAGAATTCGTTGTCAACTCAGGAATATCTGCTGAAATTGACAAAGGATATTTTGGGTTAATCGTGCCACGCAGCGGATTAGGATTCAAAACCGGAGTGCATCTCAAAAACACTGTAGGAGTAATTGATTCAGATTATATTCTTTCTGACAATAAAGGATTAATCATGGTCAAGCTTGTTAATCCTTCAGCAAACACAGTCACAATAGCAAAAGGCACTGCATACGCTCAGTTCATATTCCTGGGCTATGGGAAAACCGATGACGACAATTCCACTGCCAGAAGAAACGGTGGATTTGGCAGCACAAGCAGATGATCAACTTTACCATAAAGCTTGAGCCAAGAACGAAGAAAAACAGTCAGCGCATGATTCTGAACAGAAAAACAGGGAAAATGTTCCCTGTTCCTTCTGCTCAGTATGTGGAATATGAAAACAATGCAGGATGGTTCTTGCCTAAAAACAAGAATATTGATTATCCGGTTAACATTAAGTGTATATTTTACATGAAAACAAAAAGAAAATGCGATCTTACGAATTTGCTTGAGGCTATAGACGATATTCTGGTCAAGTATCATGTTATTGATGATGATAATTATAATATCGTAGCTGCACACGATGGCTCAAGAGTGAAATACGATAAGGAAAACCCGCGAACTGAGATATTTATTGAAAGGATGAACGAAGATGATTAATTTTCTTGCAGGAGTAGCAGTTGGATTCGGCGCTTTTGTTGTAGCTGAAACAATCAGCATTATTAGACAGCTGAATGAGGATAAGAAGAATGAAAAATAACAATTATTTCATCTGCATTATGCAGAACAGAAATCAAAAGCCTTGTGATCAGGACTTGTTAGGCGGAAGCAACTGCAGCGGATGCATAGCGAATATGTCATGCGATGCGTGTGGAAGAAAAGATACAGAGTTCTGTGAAAAATGCACGAATGAGGAAAAGGACGTGAAAGTATGATAAAGTTTGAAAACACTGAAGTGTTCGGAATGAAAGCTGCAATCAGAGGAATGAGAAATCCGATGAACAGTTGGGATAAGTCAGACAGTGGGATGTGTGAAACAATTCCGATCCTCTGCAAAGACTGCACTTTCAAGAAGGAAAATGAAAAAGAAGAATGCACAAATCAGACGGTTGACTCTTTTTTAATTGGAATAAACGATTATAAACTTATGAAGTCGCTGATTAAAGCCGGAACGGATCATAGCAAGTTTATGAGAATGATAACTGTTACTGTTGACATAACAGCACCGAGGTACTGGTGGACTGAAGCAGACACCTATAAGGTCGGAACGGTTAGAAATTCGTGTAGTACAATGCATAAGATTCACAGCAAGGTATTTACAATCGACGATTTTTCGCACGAGAAGCTTATATTCGATTCAAGCGATTACAACTTTATTCTTGGTGAAACCTTAACTACACTTAATTCTTTAAGAGAGAAATACATCGAAACAAAAGAAAAAGATTTCTGGTATGCAATGATACAACTTCTGCCGCAGTCATACAACCAGAGGGCAACGATGCAGTTTAACTATCAGGTGCTCAGGAACATTTATTTCAGCAGAAAAGATCATAAACTTGATGAATGGCACGACTTCTGCGACTGGATAAAATCACTGCCGTATTCGGAATTGATAACGGAGTGAAAAATGTGCAGAGCAGACACATTCGATGCAATAGATGTTTTCTTTGAATGTCATCATATTTACTGCGCATATTGCAAGTATGAAATGAAATGTTTGAATGCTATATATGTTCAGACTATGATATATTCAGAGGGAGAGTAATTAATCAAAACGCACAATGTGCAATATAGCAATTTTATATTGTAAATTGTGCAAATGAGGTGATTAAATGATGACAGCAGTAGTTACAGACAAACGGAATGGATCAGAAGTCAGATACGAAAATGTAGTGAGAGTTGAAAAAGTAGGTCACGTTATTGAGATTCACTTTTCGGACTGGACACATGAGGTTCATTCAGATACTTGCACAGTTTTTCTTGAATTTAGTGATTACGTGAACATTCAGAAAAACGATGATGGATCATGGTCGAAAGCAGAGCCGTGTAAAGCTTCGTGGCAAAGTAAATTTGAAAATCAAAAATACTTAAAGCGGATATTTTTTAATGTCGGAATATTTTTGATAAAATTCGGAATATTGCTTGCTATGTTAAGATTAGCGCGTAGATTAGGAGTGATTTAAATGAACTACAGCAAGAAACATCTGAAGCACATTGCATACAAGTGTTATAATTCAGACGAGTACGGCGAAGATTTTGATACTTGGTACAAAAGAATTGCTGATAGTACTAAAGAGATTGCACAGTATGATAATTGCTTCAGAAATCAGAAAAAGATATGGAGACACGAAAGTTTAAGTAAGGAGGAAAAAGTGATGGGATATACGGAATTCGGAAAATATCTTACAAACTACTGGTCAAGAAACCACATGGTATTAGGTCAGATGGCTCAGAAGCTTGAAATGACAACAGTAAGGTTATCTGATATTCGGCTCGGCGCAAGGATAACTGATGATGAATTTCACAGGCTTACAGACAAGTATTCTGAGATCAGGGTACAGATGAACATTCTTTATCATACAATAGGTCTTGACAGATATGATGAGTCAAAAATAATTAACGGAAAGTATCATATATACAGGAACAGGTTTTGTGCACCGGGATCACAGCTCAATTATCTGCACGATCTTGAAAAGTTAGGATATTTAACGCGAGAAAACCTGCCGATGTGGTTTTTCAAAGTTACTGAAAAAGGATTCAAGCTTCTGGAAGACATTACAGGCTTGAAATTTGAGGAGGAAAAATAATAATGGGAAACACGGTAAAAATCGATCTTGACAAGCTCAAAGAGGCAATAAAAGAAACATACGAAGATCCAACAATCATCACTATTACTGAAATCATGGAAGTAATAGTTGCAAAGTGCGTTGAACCACCAAAAGAGGCTGTTAATCATCCTGAGCATTACAACTCTGGAAAGCATGAGTGTATTGAAATGATGAGAGCTTGCTTCGGAGATAATCAGGTCATGTCATTCTGTAAGCTGAATGCGTATAAGTACAGATTCAGAGCGTCACATAAGAACGGTGAAGAAGATATCAGAAAGGCTGAGTGGTATGAGGATTATCTGATCAGTATGCAGAAAGGCGAAAAATGATGGATGAAACAATATACCAAGTTGCCGCAGCTGGATTTTTAGCCGGGATGGTTCTGCTAATATATATTGTAGTGGATTGTGTTAAGGCAGAGAAAGAGGCGGAGAAGCTGAGAAAAATAATTGAAGAACTTCAGGAAGAATTATTTATGATGCATAAAATGTTCTTTGACAAGTAATTGAATGAGGTGATACTGTGACGGAAAAACAAAAGGAAATACAGAGGATTCTGGGAAGAAACAGAGAACTTAACAGGCACGTTAGAACTTGTGAAAAGTTATTTGAAATAAGCAAAGAAAGAGCTAACAGGTCAATTGACAAGGAAGTAGAGCAGTATTACAGAAATTCAATGATTAATCTGAAGGAATATCAGATTGAATTAAAAGAGTCGATGCAGATTACCGAAAAACTTATCAATTTAGTGCCAGACAAAACGCTTAGGGATATACTTATGCTTTATCATGTTGCTTGTCTGACTATGGATGAGGTTGCAGAGACTATACACTACGAAAGATCGACAACATGGCTTAAATATGGTCAGGCTTTGAATAGTCTTTCAATAGTTTTAGACAGCGAATCAATGATAGAATGAGGTTGTGAAAAAGTGAAAAATATTTCGGAGTATTTAAAACACCTTTATCACTTTTTGCTCACAGCAATTATTTTTATAGCTGTTTGGGAAACAATTCATTATGTTTCTGATTCTCCGGCGATTCCTGATATTTCAGGGATCGCTGAAGCAATCTTAAACTTAAAGAATGATACGAAATTCATTGAGAATTTTACATCAACAGCAGGAATATTGCTCAAGGGCATTCTGATAGGCTCTGTATCAGCTTTTGTGTCAGGCATAATATGTGATATATCCCAAACGTTAAGAGCCGTTATATGCGGTCTGGTTCACTTCATAAAGGGCATTCCTGCAATAGCTTTGTTCCCGCTTATCCTTGCTGTTCTTGGGATAGGTGATGAAAGCCGTATTGCCATAATCGTATGGACTTCTTACCCTCCTGTGTTCATATCAACTGTGTTTGGTATTGGTTCTGTAGACAAGGATGTTGTAGGGGCTGCTGAATCATATGGAGCAAACAAGATTGACGTTATTTCTCGAATCAAAATTCCGATGTCTGCAACTGAGATAATGAATGGTCTGAAAATATCAATCGGAACAGGATTTATCTCAGTGGTAACAGCGGAAATGTTAGGAGCAAACAAGGGAATCGGATATATGATTTTATGGAGCACAAATTCCTTCAGATACAAGGAAGTCTATGCTTATATTTTTGTTGTGGCAGTTATGGGATTTGCAATGAATCTTATTGCAGAATGGGCTGCCAAAATAGTAGAAAGGAAATTATTCGGATGAAAAAATTAATCAGCGCAATTCTTGCAGGAGCTATGGCTATTGCCATGACTTCATGCGGTACAAAGGAAAACAACACGATGAAGTATGTAGGGCTTAAGGTATATGATCCTGTCTACATTGCTCAGGAAAAAGGAATGTTTGAAAAGCAGGGAATAAATGTTGAGATCGTTGACACTGTGGCAGGCGGTGCTACAGCTGTAGAAATGGTTTCTTCAGGTGACGTTCAGGGAGCTCTTTTATCAACTATGGCACTTATCAATGCCAAAACAGCAGGGCTTTCTGTTATCGGTGTTGCAGATATTCAGTCGTCATTCAATGAAGCACCACTTGAGCAGTTCTTTGTGCGTGATGACAGCGGAATCAATGACATAACAGACCTTAAAGGAAAAAAGGTTGCAATTAATCTTGTGAAATCCTCATTCCATTATACCTGGATTATGGCACTTCACAACGCAGGTATGACTGAAGATGACGTCACCTTTGTACAGCTTCCATTCAGTGAACAGCTTGAAGCCCTTAAGCGTGGTGATGTTGATGCAATAGGTCTTATGTCTCCTTACATAAAATCTGCAAAGGCTGAAGACAACGTGTCAGAATTATATAATGCTTGTGATGTTTTCGGAGAAAGACAGTTCTGCGAAATATTCCTTAACGAAAAATGGGCTGACAAGAATGAGAAACAGGCTGAAAAGTTTGTTGCAGCTCTGGTTGAAGCGGAAAAGTGGGCTACAGATAATCAGGAAGAAGCAAAGAAAATCATTTCAAAATATACCGGCATTGATTCAGCTATGATAGAAGATTATGTATTTCAGCCTAACGCTATGTGTGTTGAGGAAGATTGTCAGTTCTGGCTTGACTACATGAAAGAAAACGAAGGCACTGATCAGAAACTTAAAGTAGATGACATTATCACTAACAAGTATAACAAGGCGGTGAAATAATGCTTAACAAAAAGCAGAATATCAAAGACAACTCAGACTGGATAGCTGCTTTTGAATCATGTACTTCTGTGTGTTCTAGGGAACACATAGAAGCCTTGACTCAACAGGCTATATCTAATATTCGAAAGATCGCAAACAGCCACAGCAAGCTCTGTAGTGGGTGGATTGCAGGCAAAGACAGCATAGTTTTGAATCATATACTTGAAAGGTCAGGGATAAGCTATACTCCTATTATCTGGAGAGGGACAAATGAATATCCTGCCATGATAGACTGGATAAACAGAAACAAGCCTGAAGGATTGATTGAAGAGATCATCGACAAGTTCAGCCTTGAATTTATAGAAAAGAATCCTGATTATCTGTTTTGTCAGGGTGACACAAGGAACAAGTGGATGGGTGAAAAGTGGAAAAGATACAAAAAAGACATTCCAAAGCATGGATTTGACGCTTTTCTGGTAGGCAGAAGAATAAAAGACGGAAATGTTTGCGGAAAGAAAGAAGAAGGATTTAAGCGTGTGAAAGACGGATATACAGAATATGCTCCTCTGGCTGAATGGTCACACGAGGAGCTTTTAGCATACATCAGGTATAACGATATAGAGCTTCCGCCATTCTATGAGTGGGACAGAGGCTTCCTTCTTGGTTCAGTGGCTATGGGTGAATGGACTGAGCGCCCGACTGCAGGAAAAACAGTTTTTGAAGTATGGGATGAACTGTATAACATAGATAAGACAATCGTAGAAAATGCTGCAAAAACACTTACAAGTGCTAAGAAATATTTAGAAAAGAGGAATAACGATGGAAATAATTAAGATCAACCCTAACGAGCTGAAGGCTCACGAAAGCAATGTCAAGGTACATTCAGAAAAGCAGGTTCAGGAGCTTGCAAAAAGCCTTGTTCAGTTTGGTCAGATACGTCCGGTAATCATTGATGAAAACAATGTTATCCTTTGTGGTCACGGACTTGTTAAAGCTGCTATAAGTCTTGGTGCTACAGATGTAGACGCTATGGTTATGAAGGGGCTTAGCGAAGTCAAGAAGAAAAAGCTTCTGTTAGCTGACAATAAACTTGCAGACCTTGGCACTTATGATTACGATGCCATAGATGACATTATAAACAGCCTTGAAGGTGATTTCGATATACCGGGTTATGATTCAGACACACTTGAAGAAATGTATGGTATTTCTTCAGTGAATGAAGAAGAAGTGAAAACAATAACTTCCTTACCAAAAGAGGGAGTTAAGGTGGCTGAAGAAAGTCATACTCCAAGCCAGACGGTTATCAATAATGTTGAACAGAAAAAGGCTGAAGTTGAACAGGTTCTTGCTCAGGAAAAGAAATACATAATTTGTCCTAACTGTGGTCAGAGGATTGACGTAGAATGAAAAAGAAAAAATACCTTGATATAGATGTTCTTCAGGCGGCAAGGCAGAGGCTGATCGAAGCTTTTTCTATTGATGGTATGCAGATGGTTCTTACTTTTTCAGGTGGTAAAGATTCTATTGTCACTTCAGACATATTATTCAATCTTTGTCAGTCTGGAAAAGTTGATAAATCCAAGCTTGTTTCTGTAGACTTCATTGACGAAGAAGCAATGTATGACGATGTAATCGACATTGTGAAAATGTGGCGCAATAAATGGATGTCAATAGGGGTTAAGTTTAACTGGTACTGCATGGAATACAAGCATTTTAACTGCCTTAATTCCTTATCTGAAGATGAAACATTCATTTGTTGGGATCGCAGAAAGAAGGATGTATGGGTTAGGGAAATGCCTAAGTTCGCTATTACATCTGACCCTTATTTCATACCAATGAAGGATAACTACCAAGCTTGGCTGCATAGAAAACAATCTGCCTTAAAACGTTATCATATCCAAGGCTTGCGTTGTTCAGAAAGCATTCAGCGTTATCAGGCAGTGGCTTTACGTAAATCTGACTATGAGGCATATAACATATACCCTATTTACGACTGGACTGATGCGGATGTGTGGCTGTACATCAGGAAATACAATTGTGAATTCCCTATAGCCTACGAAAGAATGTACAGAACAGGTACAAGTCTGAATAAAATGAGAATATCACAATTCTTCTCCACTGACACAGCTAAATGTCTTGTCAGCATGAATGAACACTGCCCGGGGCTTATGGAAAGAGTAACTAAGCGTGAACCTAACGCTTATTTGTGCTCTATGTACTGGGATACAGAAATGTTTGGCAAATCAACAGCGAAACGAAGAAAAATTGAAGAAGAAGCTGAAGTTGAAAAAAAGGATTACTACAAGGAAATCATGCACCTGATCAGAAACCCAAATATACTTGAATCAGATATTCAACGTGCCACTTTGAAACGTATTCAGAAAATGTTCCTGAGATATACGATTGACTGGCCAGAAAAATGCCTGAAACGAGCATATGAAACAATACTTGCAGGTGATCCTAAATGCAGAGCTACAAGAGCTATTTCAAATGAGCTCAGAATGGCTTTATGTAAGGAGAAATAAACCATGATAGAACTATTAAAACCTATAGCAAACGTTCAGATCATTGACAGAACAATGCTTAAGCCTAACGACTATAACCCTAACAAAGTATCTGAAGAAAACCTGAACCTTCTCACACAGTCAATCCTGACAAATGGATGGACGCTTCCTATTGTGGCAAGACCGGATTACACGATAATTGACGGATTCCACAGATGGACTGTATCTGGCAGAGAGCCTCTTTATTCTAAGCTTGAAGGGAAAGTTCCTGTTGTCATCGTAGAACACAAAGACCATGATGAAGACGTATATGGCACTATAACACATAACAGAGCCAGAGGAACACATCTCCTTGAACCAATGAAGAAGATTATCAAGGAACTTTTAGACAACGGAAAGAGTATTCCTGAGATAAGCAAACAGCTTGGAATGAGGCAAGAAGAAATATTCAGATTATCCGATTTTTCAAGGGACGATTTTCTTAAATTACTTACAAGAGGAGAAACAAAGTTTTCAAGAGCTTACAAGATAAAGGATGTGTGATCTATGGGTAGACCAAAAATCGAATTTACAGATAAGGAATTTGCAAGCATAGACTACATGGCAGTAATACACTGCACAGGGGAAGAAATAGCGGGAGTTATGGGTGTCGATTATGACACCCTTAACCGTATAATGAAGGATAAATACGGCATGACGATTGCTGAATACCTCAAGACCAAAGGGGCAAGCGGCAATATGTCATTAAGACGCGCTCAATGGAAATCTGCAGAGGCAGGAAATGTGTCTATGCAGATATGGTTAGGTAAACAGTGGCTTGGTCAGTCAGATAATGTTGTCATTACACAGTCTGACGATGCTATTATGAAGGAAATTGAGGATTTGATGAACAGTGAATCGTAAAGATGCAATAATCATGCTACGTGACAAGCCCATTGTTATGGGGAAAGCCGTAGGATTTGATAAGCTTGAGAAAATGCACAACGACTGGATTATAGATATGGTGCGTGGTAAGGATGATGATACACTTCAGGCTCATCGTGGATCATACAAGACTACGTGCGTGTCATTAGCACTGTGCATTATTGTAACTTTATTTCCGAATCAGAAATCTATGTTTATGCGTAAAACTGACAATGACACAAAGGAAGTTATTGCTCAGGTGCAGAAAATACTTTTATCTCCACAATGGCAATGTATTGTAGAAGCTATATACAATCATCCACTGGTGCTTACAACATCGTCTATGAGTTCTGTGTCAACTAACCTTACCAGTGATATAAGAGGTGCAGCACAGCTTACATCATGGGGAACACGTTCTTCTATCACTGGTAAGCATTATGACAGAATATTCACTGACGATATTGTAAACCTTGAAGATCGCAAATCAAGGGCTGAACGTGAAAGAATAAAAGTTATTTATCAGGAATTGCAAAACGTCAAAAACAGAGGCGGCAGGATATTCAACACTGGCACTCCATGGCACAAAGAAGATTGCTTCAAAATTATGCCTAACGCCAGAAAGTTCGATTGTTACCAGACTGGTCTGATCAGCCCTGAAGAACTTCAGAACATAAAAGACAAAATGGAAGCTTCTTTGTTCGCTGCCAATTATGAGCTTATTCACATTTCAGGTGAAGATGTTATATTTTATGATCCTCAGACTGGTTTTGACGAGAGCTATATTGAACAGGGAACAGCCCACATTGATGCAGCTTATAACGGTGAAGATTACACAGCCTTTACTATTGTGCATAAAGTGGGTGAGTATTATTACGTATTCGGCAAGCTATGGAGAAAACACGTAGACGATGTGCTGAATGAAATAATAGGATATCGTCAGAAGTACATGGTAGGCAGAATATTGTGTGAAGATAACGGAGATAAGGGATATCTGGCAAGAGACCTGAGAAAACAGGGCGAACGTGTTCAGTCGTACCATGAATCGATGAATAAATTCATCAAGATAACCACATACCTGAAGGCAATATGGAAACAGGTCAGATTTGTCAAAGGAACTGACGAAGATTACATATCACAGATATGCGATTATAACGAAAACGCTGAACACGATGACGCTCCTGATTCTCTGGCAAGCCTTGCAAGAATTAATTGGAGAAAATCAGACACAGGGGAATATGTATCACCGATTACTGGGAGGAAATTGTAATGACAACATTTCAGGACTTAATGGAAACAAAAGAAGATATAAAAGATTTTGTGTATAAGGCTATAGACGACTACAAGACGTCTACAGCGTACTTTAATGCCTTAGATGGTATAAACTATAGCACTGGCAAGAACACTGTTATTTTGGCTTATAAGAAGCTCCTGTACACTATCACAGGTGAAGCTGTAGCTGACAACTTTTCTGCAAATCATAAGTGCCCTGCAAATTTCCTGCAGAGATTGTCACGTCAGGAAGCTTCATTCCTTCTCAGCAATGGTGTACAGTTTGAAAATGAAGCCACTAAAAAGAAATTAGGTAAAAAGATAGACAGTAGTCTGTATATGGCAGCGAAAAATGCTATTATTCAGGGTGCTGTCTATGGATTTTTCAATTATGACCATGTAGAATACTTCACAGCTTCAGAATTTGTACCACTTTTTGACGAGGAAACGGGACAGTTAAGAGCAGGAATACGCTTCTGGCAGATTGAAAGTGAAAAACCTTTACGTGCTACGCTTTATGAGGAAGATGGCTACACAGAATTCATAAAAAAATCCGGAAAAACAGCTTATATGTCAGGTGACAACTCAGAAAATGCGAAAAAGACCTATAAAAACATCATAAAATCATCTGATGCAGATGGAACGCAGATTGTGCCGGGTGGAAATTATGAAGGATTCCCTATTGTGCCACTTTACGCGAATACGCATAAGGAATCTGAGCTTATTTCTATCAAATCACAGATTGATGCGTTTGATTTGATAAAATCAGGCTTTGCCAACGACCTTGATGACGCATCCATGATATATTGGACACTTGAAAACTGTGGCGGCATGTCAGATGTAGACCTTGTGAAATTCAGAGATCGCATTAAGACTATTGGAGCTGCAGTTGTAGACGGTGATCAGGGAGCAAGAGCTGAAGCACACACAATAGACATTCCTTACCAGAGCAGAGAAGCATATTTAAGCCGCTTGGAAAAGGATATAATAAAGGATTTCATGGGATTAGATACAGAGCAGTTGGCATTAGGGAACGTCACAGCAACACAGATTAAGGCTGCATATGAAGCTATTAACCAGAAATGTGATGAACTTGAATACTGTATTATAGAACATATTCAGGCTATTCTGAAAATTGCAGGTGTAGAAGATGATTACCCAAGCTTCAAGAGGTCACAGATTTCAAATGAAGCCGAAACAGCACAGATGATTATGCTTGTTTCATCAATACTTGATGAACAGACAATTCTTGAACTTTTGCCTTTCCTTACTCCAGAAATGGTTGACAAGATAATGGAAAGAAAAGAACAGGAAGAAATGCAGAGATATCTCACAAGGCCAGAAGGCAACGAGGGATTTATTGAAGGTGAAGAATAATGTCTACAGATGATGAACTTAGGGAAATGGAACGGTATCTTAGAAAACAATATCAAAGAGCCGGTAAGGAAGTTCTTGCAAAAGCAGAAGAATACTTCAAGAAATTTGAAAGTCTTGATAAACAAAAGCAAAAACAAGTTGAATCAGGAAAACTGACTGAAGAAGAATACAAAACATGGCGGAGAAATAAGATATTATATGGTGAACACTGGGATAAACTTATGAACCAGATCACCGGAGAACTGTATAAAACAAATCAAGCGGCTGCAGCTTATGTTGAAGGAAAATCGGTAAAAATATTTGCAGAAAACTTCAATCTTGTTGAAAAAGAAATTCCCGATGTGCCAGTTAAAGGTTATACATTTGAGCTTGTCAATGAGGAAACAGTCAGGCAACTTGCAACCACTGGAGAGCTTATGCTTCCTCCGCCAAATCCTCCTGACAAGTATAAAGACAATCAATGGAATGCAAGGCAAGTGCACGCTGAAGTTCTTCAGGGTATTTTGCAAGGCGATAGTATGGATAAAATAGCTTTACGTCTGAGAAACACTGTTGACAAAAACGAGGTTTCATCTATACGAAATGCAAGAACAATGGTAACAGCAGCTGAGAATTCAGGCAGGCAAGCAGGCTTTGACAAAGCTGAAAAAGATGGTATAATATTTAAAAAGGAATGGATCGCAACAGTTGGAGATGGCAGAACACGTGAATCACATCTTGCCATAAACGGAGAATTAGTTGACAATGGGGAATTGTTTTCTAACGGCTGCGAATTCCCCGGTGACTGGAGAGGTGATCCTTCTGAAGTTTATAACTGCAGATGTACGCTTGGCTCAAAGTTTATAGGATTCAAGAAAAGACAGCTTGAAGAGGCAGTCAGGGAACAAGAACAGGCACAAGCCAAAGCTCAGGAAAAGAAGGAATCTGATCAGGAAGGAAATTCTCCTGTTATTGCAGGTGTTGAACGTGGTGAACCGATGACATTTGAGGAAGCTGACAACTACAAAACAAATCCGAACTATGGTAAAAGAGGATATGATGTTAATTGTCAAAGCTGTGTGCCTACATTTGAAGCAAGACAAAGAGGCTATGATGTTATTGTAAAATCAAAATACAAAAATCCGACTGCAACAAGACTTTCTATGTACACAAATGAAATATGGATAGACCCAGAAACAGGCAAACCACCTAAATACGTAACCAATAAAGAAGCAACAAACGCTAATAAATACTTTGATTTTATGAACGAAACTGTAAAGCAAGGGGAACGCTATTCTTTTGAATTTGTCTGGAAAGGAAGAGGGTTCAGTGGTCATGTAGTTAATCTTGATAGAAACGAAGATGGAGAACTTAGAATCAAGGATAACCAGAGAGGAAAAGGTGAGCTTTCTGAATGGGTAGGAGATAAAGAGGTTCGTAGTTATTTATCTCAAATGAAATACACATATACTTTACGTGGCATAACACGCTATGACGCTATGCCGAAGATGCTGAGAATTGATAATATGGAATTCAATGTTGAAGTGGCAAACAAGATTATGGAGGCTGCAAAATGAAAATAAGGGATATAAAGAAATTTGCAAATACTCACGGATATGACACAGTGGCATTCTTGAAGAAATGGAAAGGCTATGATGTTTATGAGCCAATCAATGAAGATAATAAAATATCCTTTGTTGGTCTACCGCTCGTTATTCTTGTAAAGAATAGCGAAATACGCATGTCAACTCCTGAGGAGGCTTTGCAAATATGAGCGGTGTTGAAGTTGAAATTGAAGATAATTCTGAAATGTTAATTGAAGCTTTGAATCAAGTTTCAGATCGTGCTTTGATTGCCGTAGGAATGGAAGCTGAGACAAATGCAAAGCATGAATGTACTGCCGTTGATACAGGCAGACTGAGAAACAGCATAACATATGCTACAAAGACTTCGCACGGAACGGCTACAGCCCCTGCCACTGATCAGGATTCCGAAGTAAAAGAGGAAGTTCCAGAGAAAACCGTAATAATCGGAACAAATGTAGAATACGGTCCTTATGTTGAACTTGGTCATCATTCATGGTCAGGAATACATTTTTTAAAAAACGCTGTTTCAAATTATCAGGAAAGATACCTTGAAATAATAAAAGCTGAAGGTTCAGATGATTAACAAAAGCCTGTCGTTAATTCGGCAGGCTTGTTTTTTTCAATAGATTTAGACACTGCCACTGTGATAAATTCATAGTATAAACTAATCACAAAGAAACGTGACCGAAGAAAAGGAGTTTTATAATGGCACTTACACGTAAATTTCTCAAGGACTTAGGTATCGATTCAGAATTAATTGACAGTATCGTCAATGAACATAGAAGCTTAGTCGACAGCTTAAAAGATGAAATCGATAATTACAAGTCTGCGGAAGAAGACCACAAGAAAATCGTAAAGGAACTCGATGATCTTAAGTCTAAACAGAGCAAAGGCGATTCATACAAAGAAAAGTATGAAAAGCTTCAGGCAGAATTTAACGAATACAAAAACGGTGTTGATGGTGAAAAGCTTTCAGCCAAAAAATCCGAAGCATACAAAAAGGCGCTTAAAGATGCCGGTATTTCTGATAAAAGAATAGATTCCGTATTACGTCTGGCAAAGGCTGACGGTGAAGTTGACAAGATCGAATTTGACGGTGATGAAGTCAAAGGTCTTGATAAGATCACAGAAAAGATCAAGTCTGACTATTCAGAATATATTGTCAAAGAGACTGAATCAGGAATTAATACTCCAAATCCACCTACAAACAAGGGCGGAAGCAAGATGACAAGAGATCAGATTTATGCTAAGGATGACAAGGGCAGATACGTTCTTTCAACTGAGGAACGTCATAAAGCTATTGCTGAAAACATCGGAGAATTCTCTTGAAAGGAGTAAATTCATATGGCAGCATTATCAGGACTTACAAAAAAAGCAGATATTACAATTAATCCACGTGACGTAGACTTCGTTACAAGATTTGGTGACAACTGGGATGTCCTCAGAAACATCCTCGGAATCATGAGACCAATTAAGAAGGCGGCAGGTACAAAACTTGTTTCTTATACAGCAGCACTCAAGAATACTCTTGCAGGTGGTACAGTAGCTGAAGGTGATGTGATCCCATTCACAGAATTTACTGTAGCTCCAGTGTCATACGGAGATGTGGATATCAAGAAATACGCAAAGAGCGTATCACTTGAAGCTGTTGACAAATACGGCGCAGATGTAGCTATCGAAAAGACAGATGACCAGTTCCTTATCGAACTTCAGAACGTTGTCCTTGACGACTTCTATACATTCCTCAAGGGCGGTCTCCTTCAGGGCACACAGAAAACATGGCAGAGAGCTCTTTCTATGGCAAAGGGCGCAGTTCTCAACAAGTTTTCTGACATGAAGAAGAATGTTACAGACGTTGTTGGTTTTGCAAACATCATGGATCTTTATGATTACCTTGGTGATCAGCCTATCACTGTTCAGTCATCTTTTGGTCTGAATTATGTAACAAACTTCCTCGGCTACAGCACACTTTTCCTTATGCCAGAAAGCATAATCCCTTCAAAGACGGTTATTGCTACTCCGGTAGAAAATATTGATCTTTATTACATCGATCCTTCAGAAGTTGATATCAGAAGACTTGGTCTTGTGTACACTGTTCAGGGTGTAACAAACCTTATCGGTTTTCACAGCGAAGGAGACTACACAAGAGCAACAGGAAACAGCTTCGCTATCATGGGCATGAAGCTCTGGGCTGAATACCTTGACGGTATTGCTGTTGTAACAGTAGGCTCAAGCAATACAGATATCAAAGTTCCTGCACAGTCAGGACAGCAGTCAGGACAGTAAGCAAGAATAAGGCGGTGAAATAATGGTTGCTACAGTTGAAGCTTTGTGTGCTGAAACACATAATTATTTCGACACTCATAGAGAATTCGGAATATTCACAATCAAGGATGGCGTTATTTCACTGCCGTTTCTTGAAATCGGACAATTTTTCCGTATAGTCGGCAGTAAATGGAATGATGGAGTATATATATACGATGGTCAATTCATTGTAAGAAGCAAAACATGGGAAGAACTAACAGATAAAACGTGGGAATCTATCAAAGATAAATCATGGGGCGATCTGGTAGAGCATGATCTTGTGGATGAAAGCTTCAGAGGTGCTATATGGGCAATGAATATGCCGAGGGCATTTTTAGACCTTAGTCGAGAAATATCGGTGTATTGTGAATCGGAGATGGCTAAACCGTCTCCTTATCAGTCCGAAAGTTTTGCCGGTTATTCATACACAAAGGCTACTAATGCATCAGGGGTTGCGGATAATTCATGGCAGAATGTTTTCAAAACGAAAATTGACAGATTTAGAAAGATGGCGATGTCATGTTAGTTGAGGCAATGTATGAAGATTGCATCAAAATAAATGAATCTTCAGTTTCTGATGGTCAAGGCGGATTCGTTACAGAATACGTGGACGGTGCGATGTTTTCAGCAGCAATCAATCTTGATGATTCTATAGCTACGGCTATTGCAAACAAGGACAGCGTTAAGGCAATGTACACAGTTACAACACCAATTAACGCTCGTTTGAAGTTTGGGGATATTATCAAGAGAGTAGAAGACGAAAAAATATTTCGAGTGGTTGGACGCGAAAACAATACTCCGAAAATATCTACCTTCCAATTTAATGTTGTGAAGGCGGAAGAATGGAGCTTGCCAGATGTTAACTAAAGAAGCAGCGTTACATGAATTCTGGAACGGTTTCGGCATTCCTGCATATGAAGAGCACACAGTGCCAAAAGATGCACAGTTGCCATACATCACTTATGAAGTGTCTGTTGACAGCCTAAGTGATTTTACGACCGGCTTAACAGCTCAGCTCTGGTACAAGTCTAATTCTTGGGTGGAGATAAACGAGAAGGCTGAATCCATTTCTCAGGCTCTCAGCGCAGGAGTAAGGCTTGTATGCAGCACTGGGTATATATTTATATATCGTGGGTCTCCTTTCGCACAGAACAGGGTAGATTCCTCTGATAACACGATTAAAGGCAAACTTATTAATATAAACGCAGATTTTATAACCACATAAAGGGGGTATAAAAATGTTTGGCAGAATAACTCAGGATATGCTCGACCAGATTCAGGTTGAAGCAGGGGTTCTCCTTAAGACCTTTGACATTGATGAACCTGATATCAAAGATGCCGATATCATATGTGCCACAACAGGCGGTATAACAGCTAACTGCATCCCAAGTTATGAAGATTGGGGTTCAGACATAGATAACTGCCCTGACAACACAAAAGAGCTCAAGAAAATTACAGGATATGAATGTACATTTTCTTTTACTTCTGTCGGTGTATCTGAAACATTTATCAAACTTGCACTTGGTGCAGCAGACATTGATGAAAACGGAAAGATCGTTCCAAGAATGGAACTTAACCTTTCAGATTTCTCAAATATATGGTTTGTTTCAGACAAGACAAGCGGAGGCATTCTTGCAATACTTCTTAAAAATGCTCTCAGTACTGGTGGATTCAGTCTTAAAACAACGAAAAAAGCCAAAGGACAGGTTTCTGTTACGCTCACTGGTCATGTATCTATTACAGATCCATCTGCAGTGCCTATGGAATTCTATTCAACTGAGGCGGCATAATATACGCAGAACATAATTATACAACAAAACAGCCGAGATTCACTTCTTCGGCTGTTTTGCATATAGAAAGGAAAAGGATATGGAAGATATAAAAATTGAAGAAACAAAGCTTAAAACGGTATTCAACTCAGGCGGTCTTGAACTTCTTAAGCGTACAGCAGAAATTTCCGACAAAGTGGCTGCACTTGTTAAGGCAATAGGTCTAAGGGAATTAAGGAACAGACTTCCTAAACCTGACCCATCAAAAACCAAACAGGAAAACGAAGAGGCACTGTATGAGCAGGGAGTACAGAATACCCTTGAAATTATACACAATCTTCTTTCAACCCATGCAGAAGAAACTCTGGAGCTTATAGGCTTAATGTGTTATAAAACACTTGATGAAATGAAAGATGAAAACCTTGCATTATTTCCATTGATCACAGAACTTTTCAGTGACAAATCGGTATTACGTTTTTTATCATCATATCTGAAGTAGGTGCTGATCAGTACAGAAACTTAATATACAGCATCGACCTTCAGAAAGCTTCATTTTATGGAGTGGAATACATATTCGACTGTATTACATCCGGATTAAAAAAACAAGCTGAAGAAAAAACATATCGCATATACCTAACAGATGCATTAAGGGTTATAAGCGAAAATACAGCTACTTTAAGCAAGGGAAAATATATACCAATAAGATATTGCGATATGGTATATAACACGCATAATGAGCAACAGAGAAGCTCTGAGGATATAATATCAAGCGTAAAGGAAAACCTAAAAAGAATGAGAGGTGAGAATAATGAATGTATTTGACTTGATGGCTAAGATAGGCTTAAACACAGACGAATACGAAGAAGGTCTTGAAAAGTCTGAAGGAAAATTCCATAGCTTTGGATCAAAAATCAAAGAAGGACTTGGAAACGTTGCTTCAATGTCTCTAAACGCTGTCAAGGCAGTGGCAACAGGAGTTTCTGACATGGCTAAATCAATGGTTTCAAGTGCATCTGAACTTGCCAATTACGGAGATAGCATAGACAAAGCAAGCCAGAAAATCGGAATTTCAGCAAAGGCTTATCAAGAATGGGAAGCCGTAATGCAGCACAGCGGAACTTCAATGGATAGTATGTCTGTGTCGTTTAAGACACTTGCTAACGCATCACAGAACGCTTCTGCTGATCAGGTGGAAGCCTTTAAGAAACTTGGCTTATCAATGGAAGAAGTTTCTTCTATGTCAACAGAAGAACTTTTTGCAAAGACCATATCAGGACTTCAGGGCATGGAAGAAGGTTCTGAAAGAACAGCATTAGCTTCTCAATTGCTTGGAAAAGGTGCTATGGAACTTGGTGCACTTTTGAACACTTCAGCTGAAGATACACAGGGCATGATAGATGAGGTAAATCGTCTTGGCGGTGTTATGTCAGATGAAGCAGTTAAGGAATCAGCAAACTTTAACGACCAATTGCAGGATATGAATACTGCAATGGACGGACTTAAGCGGCAGATGGTTGCAGAATTTTTGCCAGGACTATCTGGATTAATGCAGGGCTTTACATCGTTGATAACAGGCTCAGAAAAAGCAGAAACGCAGTTGATCTCAGGATTCGCAAAAATTTCTGAAGGCATAAAAAACGTTGTGAACAAGGTATCTGACATAGCGAAAACTCTTATTCCAACGATGGCAAAATCAATCGTTAGTATGCTTCCAACACTGGCGAATGTTGCCGTGGATCTGCTGAATACACTGACGAAAACAATAACCGAGAATCTGCCAGAGCTTATAACGACAGCAATACTTGTTGTTGAAACGTTAGCGGATGGAATTATCGAAGTGCTTCCTGAGCTGACTGAAGCGGCAATAATGCTGATTACAACACTGGTCGACAAGCTGACACAGCCTGATGAATTAGGAAAGCTTATTGATGTAGCTATAAGCATAATAATGACCTTGTCAACAGCGTTAATCGATGCACTTCCGGTGCTGATAGAACAGGCTCCGGTCATCATTGACAGATTGGTCAAGGCTGTAGTCGATAATCTTCCGAAGGTCGGACAGCTTGCAGTTGATCTGGTTATGACATTGGTCACAACGATTGCTGATAATTTCGGCAAAATCAAAGAATCAGGCGGAAAAATACTTCAGAGTTTTATTGATGGTATAAAAACACTGTTTACACCACTCGCTAACATCATGTCCGAGGCAATGGGAAAAGTCAAGGATTCAGTCTCGGAAAAGGTCACAGCAGCTAAAAAATGGGGCAAAGACCTCATAGATAATTTTATCAATGGCATAAAAGAAAAATGGGAAAACCTCAAAAGTACCATTTCAGATGTTGCACAAAGCGTCAAGGATTTTCTTGGATTCAGCGAACCAAAGAAAGGACCTTTGAGCAACTTCCACACTTACGCGCCTGATATGATGGACTTGTTCGCACGTGGCATACGTGAAAACACAAACAAAATAACAGGTCAATTGGAAATGTCATTGACAGATGTGAAGGGTACATTTGAATATCCTCAGTTAGAAATGCCTCTGCCAGATACAAAAGATTCTTTTAAATCGTCTCAGAACGACTACAAAAGTGTCTACACTGGTGGAAACATAATCAATATAAACATTGCTGCAGGCACAATAAGCAACGACTACGATTCATACAGAGCTGCACAGTTGATCTCAGAACAGCTTGCGTTACTTCAGGCTGATCAGAACATAGCGTTAGGGGGTATAGCATGATTAGCACTATAGACAAGTTCTGGATAGATGGTATATGTTCAGATGAATTTGATCTTTATTGTGATACTATTATCCTGCCGCCTATGGCACAACAGAGCGTAAAAGAAATACGAATTCCTGGCAGAGAAGAAACCTTAATCGAAAGAGAAAAAGAATATTCTGATATTGTAATCACAATAAATACTTATGTATTCGATAATAATTATAACGTCAATGAGCTTTATGGCAGACTTGGAAACGCAAGAAACCTTAAAACTACATTGAATCCTGACTGGAGATTTTCAATTAAAAAGCTTCTTGCCATTACACCACAGTATCAGGGGCACGGCAAAACAAAAATAGCAATAAGTTTTCAATGTTCTCCGTTTCGTTATAAAAATGGTTATGATGATACACAGCAAATAGGTCAGAATAACACAGAAATAATAAATGAATCAACTATATTTTCGCGTCCGGAGCTTATCGTTTCAGCCTCAGGAGATATTTCTTTATCTTTGAAAATAGATGGAGAATACACTAAACCACTTCAGATATTTAATGTCAACAATTTGGTAGTAGTGGATTCAACCTTACTTCTGGCATATAACAACAATAAAAACATATACACCACAAAAGGAAATTTCTTTTTCTTACCACCGGGAAAATCAGTTCTTCACTGGGAAGGAAATGTGAATGAAATATTCCTTTTTAAGAATACGAGGTGGTTATAAATGCTATACGAGTCAGAAAACCTGATAAGCGTTTTTTCTATGAACCACCCTAAAGAAAGATTCGATGAAAATGGTGTAACATTGATGCCGACTTTGTGCGATATCACAGAGGAATTAAACGGAGATTATTCACTTATAATGAATCATCCTATTGATGAATTTGGAGTATGGAGATACATGCTTCCTTTTTCGATAATAAAAGCTTGTGGTCAACTGTTCAGGATATATAGAATACAGACCACTATGAGCTCAGATGGTTCAAAACAGCGAACTGTTTTCGCGAGGCACATTTTCTACGATTGGAACGACAGAATTATAAAATATGCATATGTCAACAATTTTGTTGCACATGATTATATAGCTGAAGTTATGAAAAACGAAAATCTTTATGAAGAAGGTCAAGATTATCCTTTTTATAACTTCGATTGGCATTCAGATATAATCAAAAGAACCACAACATCAGTCGCAGATATTTCTGTTACAGCTGCAATACTTGGAGCTTCAAATTCAGTAGTTACCAGATGCAGCGGAGAACTTCATCGAGATAATTTCTGGTTTAGTCTGTATGAACACAAAGAAGGAAGCATTGATAATGCTTTCAACATCCGATACGGTGTTGACATGATAGACATTAACGAAAATATAGATTACAGTTCGTTTGTTTCTCATATAATAGCTAAAGACAATTTTGGAAACACTTTTGATTTGAGCTACGACAAATTTGACGATATACCACATAACTTTACAAAAGTAGTTAGGTTTAATTATCAGACTAACGACATAGAGCAGTTAAAGGCTGACGGAAGGGCATATTTTGATAAATACAGCTTACCTTCCAAAGCTTACAAGGTCACTTTTGCTGATCTTTCTGACACTGAGCTGTATAAAGATTTCGGAAATTTATCACGATGCAACGTAGGAGACAGAGGAATAATAGACAATGAAATGCTTGGTATAAGTTCAAAGGAAAAAGTCGTCAAAAAGGTTACGGATGCTATAAAAAACAAGACCAAATCAATACAGCTTAATACGCTGTCAAGATACCTTACACAGCACAATGCATTTGATTCTGTTATAGCACCAAAAGCACCGTCCTCAGCAGACGGATTATTCGTATATCATAAATAAGGAGGATTAAAAAATGGAAAGTACAGAATACTTAAAAATGAACATTCCTGAATACAAAGATGCTGCTGATATTGCCAAAGTGTCAGAAAACTTTCAGACAATTGACAAAAGTGCCAAAAGTACATCAGAAGAAATTGAAAATCTCAAGTATAGAGTATCAAAGCTTGAGAAAACAGCTCCTGACATAAAGATCATAAACTTTACAGTAAATCCTAAAGTGGTTGAAAAGGGTGACGTGGTCAGCGTAGACTGCAGATGGGAGCTTAGTCTTGATGCAGTGAAAACAACAATTAATAACATCAGCGTAGAAGGCACAGAATACACCGATACAGGCATAGGAAGCAATAAATCATATAACTTGTATGTGGAAGATGAACGTGGCAAGAAAGCTTCAGCAGTGGCTTCTGTGGTATTTGCAAATAGAATATATGCCGGTAAAAGTTCTGAAGCTGAAGCAACAGCAAACATTATCAAGAACCTTGAAAATAATGTTGTAGCCGTAAATAAGAACAGAACAGTAGTGATATCAGCTAATAATCAGTATGTATATTATGCATACCCAAAGGAACTTGGCACATCTACATTCCGCGTAGGAATGTTCTCAGGCGGATTCAACGACCCTGCGGAAATGGTTATAGAAAACACAAAAGGATATTCTGAAATTTATTATAGCTACAGATCAACAAACAAGCTGACAGGCACAATTGAATTAACAGTTGAATAAGGAGGAATGAAAGATGGCAGATATAAGTTTTATAGCTAAGATCAAACCTATGGGTGATTTTGCAATTGCAGATTTTGAAGATGTCGAAGATGCAAACGGCATAAGGCTTGATGTTGTAATTAATCAGGTAAAACAAACACTGAATGATATTTTTAGTGCCATTGATGAAAAGGCTGATCAGTCTGAAGTCGATGCTCTTAAAGTTTCTGTGTCAACAAAAGCTGAATCTTCTGTTGTTGTTGCTGCACAGAATGATATCAATGTTCTGAAAAATCGTGTTGACAATATCGTGGCGCTTCCTGACGGAGCTACGACTGCAGACGCAGAACTTGTTGATATCAGAACAGGCACAGACGGAAAGAAATACGCTTCAGCCGGCACAGCAGTCAGGGAACAGGTTTCTTCGTTAAAGGAAACTAT